GTTAAAGTACTCTGATTATAATTAAAATACTTACCGCTTGAATCTGTGGGTCCTACAAACACATTTCCTTCAGCATTATTGCCAGGAACTAAACTTTGTGTTGTTGCAGGACTACCATAACTAGAACTCAAATAGTTTGAATAATATAATTCTTTTACAGAATCATATACTAGTCTTTGGTATTGAATAGATACTTGACCAGTTGTTGGATCAGTATTGGGGTCAAATAATGAACTTGTATTTAAACCTAAATAGCGATCAATAGTAACATCTGATCCAGTTAATTCGTTTCCCTTATAAGAAAAACTCTTATTAACTTCAAACGGTACAACCGTTATATCCGATGCTAAAAATTGTTTGTATGCGCTCATTCATTTTAGAAATCTAGCTTAACGCGAATTAATGCTTCTTTAGTAAAATCTTTAGGTAATGGTCTTGATAATTTAGCTACTGCTAATAATTGGTTTGTATCATTATAAAGACCTACAGTTGTAATATATGTTGTTGGGTTGTTAATGAAATTACTATATAATACTTCACCAGTAGAACCTGAAATAAATGATGGGTTTTCTGAATAATTAAATTCTGAGGTTCTAGGTCTTACAAAAATAAAATCTGAGGTGATTGATTCTTGAGCATTAATATAAAAATCATTGGCTGTACCAGCTAATGCCATACCACCGCTTATAGCTCTAGTTAATGAGATATTAGGACTTAAGTTTGGTGCTGCTGAAGCTGTTGCTGAGCCACTGTATTGGAAACCAATACCACCACTAGTAGCAAAATCAGCTAATGCTAACGGATTTAATAAAATTGTTCCAATATCTGGGAGTAACCAACCATAAGAACCTGAATTAGCTGAATACCCATCTGCTGTATTTTGTGATGTAATATTTGCTCTTACTCCTGAAGAACCTGTAATTAATTGAAATACTCTACCAGCTTCAGTAAATTGAACAGATGTTACATAGTTACTATTGTCAGTTAATGTAATAGAACCTGAAGAACCTGAAATTGTTAAGGATAAAGAACCTAAAAATAATGAATCTTTATATCTTGCTCTTTCAAAAGTCAAAGCATAAAATTCAGATGATGTAATAGCTCCAAATGTAAAGTTAGTATTTTCATCACCTATTACTAAATCTTGCCATTGACCAAAAATAGTACTTGTTGGGGATAATCCATTAACTGCTGAGTTGTATACTAAACTTCCACTACCTTTACTATTTCCATAAGCAATAGCAAACTGAACTGAGCTTGTAGCAGCAGTATCAAAAATATTTATATAATAATCACCGGTAGCACTAGCTACTTGAGCGGATGAGGTAAATAATGTTGCTAATGATGGGGAATCATTTGACCACAATGTAGATGAAATAGCATCTGTGCTTACTACAAAATCGTCGGCTTCAAATCTTTTAAATGACATAGTCTATATTTTAAGATACTTTAGTTACTGTTACTGGGATTGTTAAACGGGCACCTGAGTCTCTACCTTCTACTGTTAATGTAGCTTGTAATTGAGTATTGTTACCAAATAATGTATTAACAGTTGTTGCTCTTAAGTTAATTGTAGTACCAACTACTGTTCTTGATACTGATGTACCTAATGTTTGTGTTTGGTTTGCTAAATTAAGAGCTTGAACTGCAGGAGTATCAACACCTACACCTTCAAATGTGCTAAATAATCTAACATCTGAAATAGTGGCTGTATATCCTGAGGTTTCAAATGTATTACCTCCTAAGTAATTTAATGTTTGAGGAGTAATAGCTAATGAAGCACCTTGTTTAATTACAATTGCACTGTAACCCAAATCAAGAATAGGCATTTTAGCTGTTCCACGAGGTAAAGTTACAAGTTTATATTTCATTACCTGTGTTGATTGAGGAAATGCCTCTAATAAAGGCATGTTATCAATCGCTTGTCCATAATATGCAGAACCTGATGGGTGGTTTGGATTATAAAGTGTATAATCAATTTCGTCATCAGCTAAAGCAAATTGAGTAATTCTAAATTGACCATCATTTTGTGCTAATAATTGACGGCCTGTATCGGTCAAAATTGCGTCTACTGTTACTACGGTATTATTTAAATATCCCATGTTTTTTTAGTGTTATATGTTATAAATATATTAAAGTAAGTTTTTCGATATAAGATTTGAAGTTATATCGCTAAGATTATCGGTAAAAGTTTGAGTTGTTTTTTGAGGAAATATTAATCCTGAACCTACTTGGGGATCACTTCCTGAGATAAACACATTAATATTAATTCTATTTAAGTTTTGATAGTTTCTTATAAAAATAAATTTATTTAATTCTGCAGCTGTGTCACTAGGAGAAGTAATAGGTTTATCAAATGTAATTACGAATTCACCTCCTCCAACACTAACATCTGTTACTGTAAAAGAATTTACAAAATTAGGATGATAAAAAATATCTCCAACTTGTGGTACAATATTATCTAAAGGAGCGTTTAATCCTTGTCTATATGGAGTATCTTGTTGAGTCCAAGGGGCAGTACCTGAAATGGCTTCATTTAGATAGAATCCTAATTTTCCAGCACTTGTAGAAGAAGTTATTGAAAATGGTGAAGCAGAAGAAGTAGCCCAATAAGGAGCATTAACTGATGCACCTACTTGATTTATAGTATCCACGAGTATTATTGAACCTGTCTGTGCATCTGGGTATTCAAATATATTATATCCTGATGCTGAGGTTGTAGTTAAATAAGAATTTGGATAAGTAAATAGAGAGAAAACAGTTTTTTCTCCTTGTAAAGATGTTAATGTAGTCTGTGATACAGAAGCTGAGTTTTGGACTAAAACTTGAATTATATCATCTTTTCCAAACAGATTTTCTGAGTTCCAATAGTAAATACTTGAACTTTGTGGTTGATATAAATTACCATCCTCATCAACACCTACTGTAATATTAAAGAATGTCGTATCACTTGGAACTAAATTATCAGATTTTCCGGCTCCTTTGTATGCAAGGGCGAATTTTCCTAATTGTTCAACTACTGGGAGATTACTTCCTGAACCGACATTAATATTTGGGGATGTATTTTCACAACCATTATATCTTGGATTTGTGATTCGAGCAGTAGTATAATTAGAAGCAGGAACAGTTGAAGGTGTTGCACTGCCCGATCCTCTTGAAGCACTTATTATTGAATTTTTATTTACAGCAGTTATAGCATTTGAAGAAAAATCAACATCATAAAATTCAAAATTCGGTCTACTAACAACAGCATTATTGATTATAGGATTAAAAGCTGAGTTGTCGAAATTTGATGATAAATTTAAAAATGGGGATATTATAACATTACTATTACTAAGACCATCTAAAGTAACAGTCCAACCTAATGTATAAGGTGTAAAAATTACTGTTGTAGCATTAGTACCACCGATAAAACTTAATCCATAAGTTGTAGCAGAAGTAGCACTTATACTTGCTATAGTTCCAGTAACAGTACTTGTATAATCATTACCATTTACATTAAAAAATACAGAAAATGTAATTTGATCTCCAGCTTGTAGATTACTTAAAGCTGTTTGAATATTAACTCCATTATTAGATGTTTCATTTATGTAAATATTATTTACATATAGATAATAATTACTTCCATTATATCCAATAGCATAAGTATAATTAATACCCCCAACTAAGGGAGTAGTTGCTCCTGGGTTGACACCTAGGGTATTATATAATAATATTTGAGTAGGAGCCATTTTATATGGATTATCCTCATTTAATTCTCCATTTTCTACTTCAATATATGAACCACTTAATTCACCATTATAAAATTCATATTGAGCGGATTCGGTGAATGCAACTGGACCTAGTGGGGAATTATATGATCCAGTCCAACTTTGAGTAATGTTAACTACATTATTACCTGTATAGAATGATTGGGTTAAACCAAATAAATCAGGCATTGTACCTCCAGTACTGCCTGAGATTTCATACATTTGGATTGGAGATCCTGTAATAAGTAGATTTTCTGTTACAAATGGTATATTAGTTGAACCACTACCAACCATTGCTATTGAAGAAGAAAGATCAAGTTGAGGAACAGGATATTTATTTCTTTCTAAAGTTGTTTGTTTAATAACAATTCCAGCTGCAAGATTTGTTCTAGCAGGAACCCAATCTTGGATCATTTTAAATAATGAATTATCAAAATATTTGATAAGTCTTATATAATCCCAAAAATTATAATTTGAAGTATATTTTTCAAAATAATAATCTCTTAGAG